GACGACGAGCTCCCGCCCTGACGCCCCCGGATCGGGAAGCGCCAGGATGCGCGTCTTGCGCTGGAACGCCGCAGGGTCCGAGACCTTGAGCTCACTCATGCCGCGACCGTCGCCTGGTTGTTGGTCACCGAGATGCCCACCCCACCACCAGAGCCAGACCCGTCGTCGGTGCCTTCATACTCGAAGGTCTGCTCGAGCACGCCGGCCTGACTGGCCTCGTGGTCGAACGAGCGCATTACAGCGTCGTAGACGTTGATGCTGAAGGTAGCGCTGGCACCCGTGCTGAAAGTCAGGGTCGGCGTGCCCTTAGTGCGCGCCAGATACTCGTCCAGCGCAGTCCGGGTCTGAAACTCCTGCCGCACCCTCAAGACACTCTCGAGGAAGCCGTTGCGAATCGGCTCGTCGATGTTCTGAGAACCCATGTAAAAGCGCTGGTCGGCGAGCGCGTTGCGCATCGTGAGCTCGAAGTCGAGCAGGTTGACGCTCGACGAAGAGTCCGCCGTGCCCGTGTCGTCCGCCGTCATGTGGTGCATGAGGACCGGGTCCGGCGTAGTCGCCGTCAGGGCACCCGTCGGCGTCACGTTCGTCGTCACGCTCTTACCGACAAAGGTCATCCGGCAGTTCATCACGCCATCCTCGGGCTCAAGGCCCGCGGCACAGCGGAACGACGCCTCGGAGATCTTCGCCCCCACCACCTGCTCGCACTTGCCCGCCGGGATGTTCCCCATGATGAGCTCGAGCGTGTAGGAGTTCAGCACCTCGAGCGGCGTAAAGCCGTAGGTGTAGGGCCCGCCGCCGATCGGGGCGCAACCGTTCGCCCCGTAGGTCGCGGTGCCAAACAAGCCGTCGAGCAGGAACAGGCGGCCCGTGTAGCACATCTCGAACTCGATCTCGACCCGCACGTTCTCGCCGCCCTCGTAGATGTCCGAGCGCGCGACCCTGTTGTTCAGCACGTTCGAGCGGATCAGCCCCTGCTGGTAGCGCGGGCGGATGGACTTGACCGGCAGCCGATGCGTGGCCGCCACACCCGTCCCGTAGACGGCTTCGCGCCCGAACTGGAAGTAACTCTTGTAGCCGATGCCCGGATAGGCCATGTCCCCACCCCCCTAAGCCCCTATGGGGCCTCGCTCAACCACTGGTACTCGGCGATCACGTCCTGGAACGCCACGGCGAGACCCGTCCCGCCCTCGTCGATGTCCGCAGCCCGGCGGCAGGGCCCCAGGATCAGCCGCCCGGTCCCCAGGACCGGGTCATCCCCGTCGATCCCCTCGAGCTGCCGGTTCGCCATCAGCGCACGCCTCACGTCGGCCGCCAGGTCCTCGATCGCACCCTCGGGGTCATCCGCGTCGGCCGACACCATCGCCACCACGAGCGCCAAGTTCGAGCGATGCCAGTCGAGCCCGCCGGCCAGCTGCTCGGTCAGGTCTCCCCCTGCGGTCGAGCTCACATAGATCGCCGGGCGCGGGTCGGCGTCCCACGACGCCCCCACCCCGCGCTTGATCACGGCCGGCACCTTGGCCCACAGGTGCTGGTAGTCGCGGGCGTGGTTCGCGAGCTGTTCCACCACCCCGTCCGCGATCCGGTTCGGCATCGCCTTGGGCCGCTCAGCCATTGGCCTGCCGCACCACCTGGGTCACCAGCTGGCGCCCCTCCTTGGACATCCAGGAGTCCATCTCCTTCGCCACCGCGGCGAAGATGCCGCGCGGGCGCAGGGTCACGCTCCTGACGAGCAGGTACAGGAACTCGAGCTTGCGGGAGTTCTTGCCGCCCGTCTCGCGGACCACCCAGAGCTTCCCGGCCTTGGTCCGCACCAGGAACGAGTCCGGGATGTCCCTGGCGCTCATCCCCCGGAAACGGTCCACCCCTCCGGCAGTCAGGGCCGCCGAGGTCGGGATGCGCAGGAACTGCTTCCCGGCAATGGTCCCGCCCGTCTCGTGGAGCGCCATATGGGCGTCCGGAGAGCCCACGGCCGCCTGGTAGCCCACTGGGGTCTTGAGCACCACACCCCCAGGACTGAGCCTGGCGCGAGTCTGGCCGCTGCGCGAGCGCATCCAGGGGCCCGCAGCCGGCGACTTCGGGCCCCAGAACGGGTCAGACCCCGCGGTCCGGGCCGAAAGGTGGCCCACGAGCCTCCTGCGCGCTTGGAACGAGCCCTGCTGGACGAGCCGGCGCTCGCCGGCGTCGATGTTCTTCTGGGCCCGCTCGAGCCGCCCTAGGACCTGCTGGAGACCCCTGACCTCGACCCCGATCATCCGTGCATCCTCACAAACGGCTTGATCGCGTCCTCGATGTCCGCCGGCATCCCGAAGTCCGGCATCTGGACCCCCGCCTGGAGCAGGCTCTTGTTCACCACGCGCCCCACGGCGTTGTGCTCGTCCTGGAAAAACACCTGGGCCGCCCTGAGGCAGATCCGCTCCAGCGACTTCCACTCGCCCCAATGCCCGAGCGAGGTCCCGCTCGGCAGCCGGTAGCCCGCGATGCACTCGATCTCGATGTTCCGCTCCCCCGAGGGCCAGCCGTCCGCAGTCAGGACGTAGAGCCCCGTCTCCTTGTCGAGCCTAGCCCCGGTCAGGGTCAGCGCCGTCCGGTCACCGTTTTCGTCCAGGTAGTAGGCCGCGATGACCGACGAGACCGGGTATTCCGGGATGTAGAGCCGCTCGGTCCCCGTCCCGTCCGCCACCAGGGGCTCGGAGCCGAACGTCAGGCTAACCGTCCCTGCCGTCTCCGGCAGCCGGTCCAGCACCAGGGCCACGTTGCTCGTGATCGACGCCACCCTCGTCCCTGCCGCGCACCCCGTCCCCACCACGTCATCGAGCGCGTAGAGCGCCGAGAAGCCAGTCCCGGAGACCGCCGTCGTGGTCCCCAGAACACAGGACGCCAACGTCGCTGTCCGCCGGTAGACCCGCGCCGCGAGCTTCCTCGTGGTGCGCATCTCCATCCACCCCACCGCCGAGTTGACCGCCTCGATCACGCGCTCGGTGTCGCCATCGGTGGCGCCCGCCTCGCGCTTCATGTAGGCGATCGCCCGCTCGCGCGTCGTCAGCGCGTAGGGCGTCAGGGTCTCGGGCATTCCCTACTCCTTGGCCTTCTTCGCCTTCACACCCACGAGCTCGAACTGGTCCGGGTAGTCCGCCAGGATCTGCTCCCCGCGCGCGTCCGAGACCTCGAACTCCTCGCCCTTCAGCGCCACCACTTCCTTGCCACCGTCCTGAGTGCGGTAGTCGCCGCCCTTGTTCTTGAGCTTCACCTCGTTCCCCCTCCCACGGTTCCGGGGGGTTGCCGACCTGCACGGGTCGGCAAACCCCCCTTCCCCGCACTGGACTACGCCGTGGCGATGTTCACACCCTTGCCGACCGACTTGCAGGTCGTGTTGTTCGGCGTGACGATGGGCTTACCCGACGCCCGGTAGGTCACCTTGAACGCGACCTGGTCGGTGTCGAACGCCCAGTCGCGGCTCGCCTCGATGGTGCTGAGACGCACCTCGCCGTGACGGAACATCTCGCGGTTGAAGTACAGGAGCCCGGTCCGGTTGCCCGCGTTCACGATGCCGGCCGCAGTCATGTTCTCCGGGTAGTAATCCGAGACCACCACCGGCGAGCCGAACAGGAAGCCGAGCGTCCCACGCACCAGCGTGGCGTTGGCCCCGAGCTTGTCCTGGGTCAGGACGAGCGAGGTGCCACCCGAGTCCTTGAGGGTGAGCATCGCGGCAAAGCCCGAGTAGCCGGTCACGAACACGCCGGACGCCGGGTCCTTGCCGTACTTCTTCATCTGGCCCTTGATCGAGCGCAGCCCCTCGGCCACCAGGCCCGAGCCGAAGTCGTAGGAGACGCCGGTCTGCTCGGCGAAGTACCGCAGCCCGTCCCACGCCTTGCGGTAGTCGGTCGATCCCGGCACGTCGCCGGTGTCGATCGTCCCGGTCAGCTGACCGTTCAGCCAACAGTTCTCCACCGCCGCCGCCACCGCCGTCGCCAGGTCGCCACGGATCGCGGCCACGATCGGCACGATCGAGTCCTCTTCGAGCTCGGTCGAGGTCAGCACGACCGCCGCCGCCTTCTTCGCGGTGAAGGTCACGCTCGAGGTGGTGACGTCACGCTTCCCGATCGCGTTGGTGCCGGTGCGCGGGTCGGTGTCGCCCGTCGCCTCGGTCGCCAGGTAGGCCAGGAAGTGCGCTCCGAGCACCGGGTACTGGTACGGCGAGCGCGGCATCGGGATCGTCGGGATGTAGCGCACCAGCTCGAACATCGGCCGGAGATCCTCGGCGAGCGACACCCCCACACCGGTCGGCACCCACGCGACGTCCTGCGTGGTGTCCATCGCCAGCGAGATCTGCTTCGCCAGCGGCTCGTACTGCTTCCAGAGCTTCAGCCCCTTCATGCCGCCCGCGTCCAGGTAGTTCTGGCGCGTCACCGGGTCACGGCCGAGCATGTAGGTGTGGACGAAGGCCAGCGTGTCGTGGAGCTCCTGAAACCGCTCCACGGTCTTGCGCGCCGGATCGTCGAGCCGATCGCGGTCGCTCTTGTCGAGCATCAGCAAGTTGTAGTGCGCCCTGCTCATCTTGCCCTTGAACGTCTCGTCCTGCGACGGGTCGTACTTGAGCGGGATCGACCGCAGCGCCGACTCCGACACCTCGAAGCCGGGTGCCGTGCGGGCCGCCGACTTCGCGATCCGCTCGGCCTCGAGCGCGCGCTCCTCGGCCGCCTTGGCCGAGTCCGCCGCGCTCTTCAGGTCCGCCGCCAGCTTCGCGTTCGTCTCGGTGTTCTCGCGCGTGGCCTCCGAGATCAGCTTCAGCGCACTCGCCGACTTCGCGACGAACTCACCGAGTTCCTTCGCACTGGTCGGCGGGTCCGCGCTCGGGAACTCCACGAGCGCCTTCAGGTCCTTGTCCATCTCTCCCCTCCCTGGGTCCGCCCACCTCGCGGCGAGCCCGTCCCATCACCTCGCGGCCGTCCTGGCCGCACCCCGTGAACAAGCCCGACTAAGGCGCGGGCGGACCATCCTTGGCGAACAGCGCCGAGAACGTCAGCGCCGGTCGTTCCATGAACAGATGCGACAACCTGTCCCCTTCGTCCCCATACAGGTGCGCGAGCGCGTCCAGCTCCCGCGCCGCCAGCACCTCGACATCCAACGGCACGTCACGGTCCCGCGAGGCCGCCATCGAGAGCGAGGTCCCGACCGCGGCTCCCGCCCACACCAGCGATACCTCGTAGAAGTCCGTCACCCCGCCGATCACGCCCTCACAGGTCTTGTCGTCGTAGACCTCGCCCATGACGTGCGCGCAATGCTCAAGATCGGTCTTGCAGATCGAGCAGGTCAGGTCCTGGTAGCCGATCGAGACCGACACCTCGCCGATCGCCCCGCCGTCGATCCGGTGGACGAGCTCGGCCGTGTACTCGGTCGCCGGCATCCAGAACACCAGGCGCGACCAGCGCGCCCCAGCGTCCTCCACCGTCTCGCCGTGGAACACCCGCCCCACCGGCAGCGCCCCGCCGCCGGCGAAGGTCCCGGTGTCGTGGTTCATCAGCACCGGCACCCCAACCGCCAGGTTTGACACCACCGCCACCGCCTCAGGCTCCAGCCGCATCCCGATATGCATCCGCTGGTCGTTGATCGCCCACATCGAGCGCACGAACACGTCCTCGGCCTCGAGCGGGCGCAGCACCTGCGGCATCGCGTTGATCCGCGCCATCGTCTCGGGCGTGGCGTTCGACGGCGGCCATCCCCTTCGGGACGGTGTTCCCGCCGCCAGTTCCGCGAAGCGCGCCGGCGCCCGGCGCTCGTGCTTGAGCCTCGCCACCGTCATGCAGCCCCCCTTACGGCCACCACCCGCAGCACCTTCGGCTTCCACGTCCAGACGTTCCCGCAGTGACGGCACGACGCCTTGTCATGCCGCACCTTCGCCACCGCCGACTCGTGGCAGTTCGGACACTCAAGCGGCACGACCAGGTGACGGTTCACGTCGCGCGGGTCCGCGGGTCGCCGATACGCCTTCACGACTTCACCACGAAGAGGTGCTGCAAGCGCGAGTGCCCGTTCTTGGACGGTTCGCCCATCATGCGTTCCGGCCGGTAGAACCGGCTCAGACCTTCTTCGAGCATCTCGGGTTGCAGCACACACCGGCAGTTGATCGTCTCCCCGGGGTCCCCGCTCGGCTCGCCCGGGTACATCAGGCCGTTCGAGAACGCCTCGTTCATCGGGATGATGCCCTGCGCCTCGCACTCCGAGTGCGACTCGCGCACCGCATCGTCCCCCACCGTCAGCCACGACTTGTGCGTCACCCCGCCCAGGCGCCACGCCTCGGTCGCCGCCGCGTTGTACGCCCACGCGGTCTCGGTGCGCGCGATGGTGAGCGCGTTGGCGCGACGGCTGTCGAACACGTTGCGCACCCGCGAGACGAGCGACTCGAACGACTCGCCGCCGGCCATTCCCTGCGCAATGGACTCTCGCAGCGCCGCGCGCGTGGTCTCGTCGGTCTGGGTGATCATCCGGTCCACCTGGGCGCGGATGATCTGGGCGAGCCTCGCGTTCGCCACGTCCATCGCGATCTGGAGACCGATCTCTGCCGCCGCCGCTTCGCCGCGCTCCAACACCAGGCGCTCGAACAGCGCCTGCAACTCGCTCCGATCCTCTTCGTCAGATTCGTACAAGGCGCCGGGGTCGAAGGCGAACCGCTTGACCTGAATCCCCTCGGCCCGTGCTTGGTCGATCAAGCGTGCCACACACTGCTCTTCCTTGCGGCGGAAGCGGTCGGCGAACACCCTCGCCACCTTGCGCTCGTAGCGCGCCAAGTCCGCGTCGGCGCGCTTGCGCTTCAAGTCCCTCAAGTCACCCTGGAACCTGCGCCGCAGTCCGGCTTCCGTCCCGCGCGCGGCGGGCGCCGCTTCGCGTTCGGGCTGTTCCGGCGCGCTCTCCCCTGTCGGTGTCCCCTCGGTCCCGGGCGTGCTCCCAGGGAGCGGCACGGCAGGCGCAGGCTCCAAGGTGAGGTCTTCAGCCAGCATCATCGTCGAGGGCACCACGAGGTCATCCGCGGTCTCGTCCTCGTGCTCCGGCATCCCGGACTGGACCCGCGCTTCGTTGACCGTCAGGATCGGCCGCCCGGTCAGGATCACCAGCGACTTCGCCTGCTC